GGATCAAAATCTAAACTATATTATACACTTTAACTGAGAGGTTTTAACTACATCTCTTATTATAACATCGAAATTTAAAAGACGTACATCATGTGTCGGTATTTTTAGATCGATTTGCATTTTTAGGACGGCCTACTCTTAAATTAATAATCCCATTATAGAAGCCTTCCTTTAGAAGAACTTCTTCTTCAAATTGAATTTTAGCTTCTTCATATGCAAGTGCAAATTTTGAATCGCAAAACTTTATAATTTCAAATACAAAATTTTCCTTACCTAATTTGATAATATCCTTGTTGAGTTCTTTTGATGATGAAGTATATTCTCTCCAATCTGTTTCAGATACTTCACAACGTTTATTTTTCTTGCCTTTTAAAGGTGATCTCTTTTTAATAAAGAGACATTGTTTTTTACCAATATATTGTTTATTAGTTGGTTTACAGGTAATGCGATAAATGAAGCCAAAAGGTATCACATCGTCTGTAATTTCTATTTTAGATACCCAATGTCCTAAATCAATCATATATTTTTACGTTTACGTCTTTTTTTATTACGCTTGGTATTTACTCTACCATTGCGTGAAATGACAGCACCACCTTTAGGAATTCTTGCATCACCGGGTGCATAAAAATCAGATCCGGATATTGAATCTGGTGAAAACCCTCCTGCTGATCCACCCATAGCACCTGCTACAGTCATGTTTTCATAAAATTGTTTGAAAGTTACAGTTGATTTAGTCATTAAAAGTATTTATATTAAATATGTGGATTTGTTAAAACGATACAAAGATGAAATTAGTAAAGATTTAGTTGTAGATGATTTCAATATTAAAGATGTACAACAGAAACTACCATCACGTAAACATTTCTGGGTTGCTAGGTTAATTGATGCTAGAATTGAGTTAGCTCAGTTACAGAAACGTAAAAAGAAACTAAAGATTCTACTATCTCAAAAAATAGCTAATGATTCTATGGTAAGTCTATCTCAATCTGTTATACAAAATGCTGTAGAAAATAGTGATGAGATGGATAAACTTAATGATAGTATTAAGGAATATGAATATATAATTGAGTATCTAGAAAAGATCGAAAAAATTATGAGTACCATGCACTGGGAAATTAAAAATATCGTCGAAATTCAGAAACTCGAGCAACTATGATAACTATTTCAGTAAATAAAACAAAAACTAAACTGCAAATTAAGTGTTCTGATGCAGATTTCTTTAGTGAAATGCGAAAACATTTTAGTGTAAAAAATATTAACGCTTCATTTGTTCGAAATAAGTTTAAAGGACGGCGTATGTTTATACCAGATCGTAAATATGTAATTACACCCACTGGTCAATGTGATATAGGTTTATTTTATGAAATTAAAAAATATCTTATAGACAAACAAATTGTATCTGATGTTAATATAGATATTGAAGTACAAAAGCTATTTGAAACTATTATTGTTGATGATGTCTTCCTTAATTTTACTAAAACGCTTCGCGATTATCAAGAAGATGTAGTTCGAATAGCACTTGCAACAGGTTGGGGTACATGTGTATTAGGGACGGGCGCTGGTAAAACACTTACTACAGCAGCTATTATTGAAAATTACTACAGAAAAAGCTCGAACAAAAATACTTTTAAGTGTTTAGTTATTGTTCCTGATTTAGGTCTTGTAACTCAAACATACAATGAGTTTTTGGAGTGTGGTATATCATTTACATTGTCACAATGGACTGGCTCTATTGAACCTCAACTTGATGCTAATGTCATAATATGTAATATGGGTGTGTTGCATGCTCGTATTAATGAGAATGACTGGGTTAAGTATGTTGATTTGCTTATTATTGACGAGGTTCATAAAATGAAACCGGACAATAAAGTAAGTAAAATTGTTACAGATATAAAAACTCGTAACCGTTACGGCTTTACTGGTACCCTACCTGAAGATAAGGTTAATCAGTGGTTTATTATTGGTAAATTAGGTCCAGTTTTGTATGAAAAAAGTAGTTATGAACTACGTTCTGGTAATTATCTTACAGATGTTGAAGTAAAAATTATAGAAATACAGTATAATAAACCAATAATTCCGAAACTTACTAATAATGCGTATAGAAATGAGTTAGATTACCTGTATAATCATCGGCAACGTAATCTGATTATATCAAAATTGAGTGGAAAAATTCCAAACAACACTCTAATACTTGTAAATCACATTTTACATGGTGAAAAATTATTCGAGGTTATGTCAAGCCTTCCTAATAAGCAAGTTTTCTTTATAAGAGGCGAAGTGTCTGTCGAAGATCGTAATAAAGTTAAAGCAATTATGGAAACTCATGACAATGTTGTGTGTATTGCTATAAGTGCTATATTTTCAACAGGTATTAACATTAAGAACATACACAATATTATGTTTGTTGCTGGTGGTAAGTCGTTTATTCGAACTGTACAGTCGATTGGTCGTGGATTACGACTACACAACAATAAGAGTAAGTTAATAATCTATGACATATGTGACGATCTTAAGTATAGTAAGCAGCATAATATGTCTAGAAGAGAGATTTATGAGAAAGAAAAGATTGCTTTTTCAGAAAAGCAAGTATTATTAAGTTGATTTAGATAACACTACCTATAGACTAAGGGTATGTCGAAGGATAATTACTATGTTGACCCTACAGTCTTTAAAGCAGCTTTACAAAAATATTATGATACCGATAATATGACTGATGATTTAGCAGAAATTATTAAAAAAATTGCTTATGGATTGAGTTATAACGGATCATTCATTAATTATACCTATAAAGATGATATGATAGGTGATGCACTAATAAAGATGTACTCTGCTTTAAAGCGTAAGAAGTACAGCTTTAAAGCAGAAACGAATCCTTTTTCATATTTTACAACAATCGCATTCAATGCTTTTGTAAATAGAATTAAAAAAGAGAAAAGACATCATGAAGCTGAAAAGAATTATAGGGAGAAAGTATATGAAGACGTTATGACTGATCCAAAGACATGTGAAAATTTTGTTTATGTGAAACCATCTCGTGATTCTGACGACGATTTCTATGATCAATATTAAAAAACCTCGAGTCTGTGTTATATCTGATTTACATTTGGGTGTTCATAGTAACAGCTCACAGTGGCATGATATTTCCATTAAGTGGGCTAAGTGGTTAGTCACTGAATTAGATAAACACAACATTAAAGACATTATATTCTGTGGTGATTGGCACCATAATCGAAGTGAAATATCTGTAAGCACCCTTCAGACATCGGCAGATATACTTAAAATATTCGATAAGTATAATAAAATCATGGTGTTAGGCAACCACGATGTATATTACAAGCATAGAATTGACGTTAATTCCTTGTCAATCTTTAAGGACCGTAAAAATATTACACTTATCGACAGTGTAACTACTGTAGATCTATTTGATAAGCTGATTACCTTCTGCCCATGGAATACATCCATCAATGATATACCAAAAAGCGATGTTATATTTGGTCATTTTGAGATTGAAGCGTTTAAAATGAACTCATACAAAGTTTGTGAAGAAGGAATGAGTGTGAAAGACCTCTTAGCTAGGAGCTCTCTTATTATTTCCGGGCACTTCCATCAAAGACACGAAAAACAATTCACAAAAGGTAAGATATTATATGTAGGTAATCCATTTCAAATGGATTTTGGTGATGCAGACAATTTTAAAGGTTATCATATTTTAGATATTGATACACTAAACTATAAATTTTACGAAAATACCGTATCACCTTTATATCAGAAGGTTTTACTTAGTGAATTGATTCAAAATAATGGTATAGATGATAAAATCAGACAGTTATTTGCTAATAACATCGTAAAACTGAAAATTGATAAGAATATATCGCAAGAAGATCTATCTTTCTTAACATCTAAGCTAAATCTTCTCAAGCCAGAGAGTTTAGCTCTAGATTACGATATAAACTATAATAAAATCTCAGATGAACCTCTGGATAAAGACCTTTCAGGTATCGATATTTCGGATGCCATTACTGAATTCATTAATTTACTTGAAGTAGATGACAAGAAAGATATTCTTGAATATACTATAGACTTATTTAAACGTTGTACAACATGAAACATGTTACTTTTAAAAAGATAACCATTCAAAATTTTCTCTCTATTGGATCAGAGCCTGTCGCTGTTGAATTCAAAAAGGGATTACATATTTTAACCGGTAGGAATCTTGATAAACCAGATAGACAGAACGCTGTTGGTAAATCTTCTGTTGCAGATGCAATATATTTTGCTATATTTGGTGATTCTCTACGCGAACTTAAGAAAGAACTAATCATTAACAACGTTACTGGCGGAAAGTCTCATGTTGAGCTTGATTTTGATGTTAGTTCCCCGAAAGGTAATAACTCATTTAAGATTATACGTACACTTTCACCTAATAAAGTGTTTGTCTTTAAGGATGGTGTAGATAAAACACGTGATAGTATTAGTAATACTACAAAATACATATGTGAAGTACTAAGCGCATCACCTTCTGTCTTTCAGAACTGCGTTATTATGACGGTTAACAACGCTACACCGTTCATGGCCAAAAATAAAGTCGAAAAACGTAAGTTCATTGAAGATATTTTCGGTATGGAAGTCTTTAGCCGTATGATTTCGGCTTTGAGGCAGGAGTATAACGATGTAAAACGTGATCATGACATCCAATTATCTAAATTGGATGAGATGTACAATACTTCTAAGACATATAACACACAGAAAGAGCTTGCTCTAAAGAAAAAGACAGATAAAAAAAATCTTTATACAGAAAGACAGCTTACAAACAAACAAAATCTCGATAGTCTCTTACAAGAAAAAATTAATTCACAAATTAACCCGGCTGATATTACTAATCTAGAAGATTCTATATCTAATCTAGATGGTAAGCTAGTTATATGTGATGATAAAATCAATACTCGCATTGGAGAAGTGAGCACTAAGCGTGCAAACTTAGACCACTTTGTAAAATCTTATAAAACAATTGGTACAACTGCAGCAACATGCCCGGTTTGTCTTAAATCTATAGATGACCATGATAAAGATGTACTTGAGCAAGAAAAGCACAAAATAAAGCAAGATATTGTTAACATTAAACAAGAAATAGAAGATGTTACAGCAGCTATTGATGAAGTAACTAATATTAAAAACAAAGTCAAGCAAGCAATACAGCTAAAGAACAAACAACTTAACGAACTTAGCTTAAAACTGCAGTATATTAATAACATCGATCAAAAGATTGTACAAATTCAAAAATGGCAACAAGAGCTCAATAAGGATATTGAATTATTGGATGACAGTAGTACAGAATTTGATACGCTAATTGAAAGTAACCTTACCCGTATTGATGAGCTAGAGCAGTTAGTTAAAGGTATAGCTAAAAAGCTAAGTCAGTTGGATATTGTCAAGTTCGTAGTGAGTGAAGAAGGTGTAAAATCTTATATCGTTAATAAACTACTTGAACTTCTCAATTCCAAACTATTTTATTACTTGAAGCGTTTAGATTCGAACTCAGTTTGTGTTTTCGATGAATATTTCGAAGAACAAATTGTTAATGAAGAGAATAAGATATGCTCTTACTTTAACTTCTCTGGAGCTGAGCGTAAATCAATCGATCTTGCATGCTTGTTCGCGTTTTCTGATATCAGACGTATACAAGGCGGTGTTAGTTACAATATCTCACTTTATGATGAGCTATTCGACTCGTCTTTTGATGAAAAGGGTATTGAGCTCATAACAGAGATATTAAAGGAACGTGTAGATTCGTTAGGTGAGTGTGCCATTGTTATATCTCACCGTAAAGAATCTCTAAAGGCTGTTACTGGTGATGTTATTTATCTAGAGAAGTCAGGTGGTATTACAAGAAGAGTTGAACACCCTGATTATTAATCATTGATTTCTGTATAATATATATTATATATTAGTAAATGTTATCTGTTAACCCTTTTCCACAGCCAATTGCTCAACCACACGCACCGCTGTGGGGCCCCGTACCAACTATTGCTAATAATCCTCAGCCAGCAGAAATGGCTCTACCGAGATATGTAAATTATCTCGCTGATTATGGTGGTTGTGGTTTCTGGCGTATTATCTGGCCTGAAATGTTAATTAACGCTTCTGGGAGGGGTTGCTCTTCATCTCTAACAGCAATGGTGTTTAATCCAGAATGGTATAGAGGTGTTAAGGCTGTTAAATTACAAAGACAAGCTTCAAATGATCAAAAAGAGTTTGTTAAGTACCTTAAGAGCATTCAAAAAGATTTAGGATTTAAGATTATTTACGAAGTTGATGATGTTGTATTTAAAGAAGAAATACCTGACTATAACAAATTCAAATCAGCATTTGATACAGATGAAATTCGTAATAACTGTATTGAAATAATTAAACTATGCGATGAAGTTACAGTGACATGTGACTATATGCGCAAATTGTATATAGAAAAAACCGGTAAAAAGGAAATTACGGTTATTCCAAACTTTGTTCCTATCTCATGGATGGGTCACTATTACGACAAGCGTAAAATTTGGGATATGTACGATAAGTACAAGAAGAAGCCACGTGTTCTATACACTGGTTCAGGTGCTCACTACGACGTTGACATGAAAAATAATGGTGTGGATGATTTCTCACACGTTATTGACTTCGTAAGAAATACTATTGATAAGTATCAGTGGGTATTCGTTGGTTCTTATCCTCCTGGCCTTTCACCTTACGTTCAAAACAATCAAATTGAATTCCATCCATGGCAGACACTAGCAGATTATCCTGCTTTCATTAGTAGCCTTAATGCTCAAGCTATGATTGCACCGTTAATGGATAATAACTTTAATAGATCAAAGTCTGATATTAAGTTTATTGAAGCTTGTGTGTTGGGTTTACCTTGTTTGGTACAAGATATGGAAACCTATAAGTATGCTCCTGATTTCCTTAAGTTTAAGACCGGAGATGACCTAGGAGTTAAGCTAGAAGCAATTCTCAAGAATAAAGCTGCATATTATCGCAACGTAGACATGTTTAGACACATAGGTACACAACGATTCCTTGAGTTGCCTGAAAATATTGGCTGTCACCTTGAAGCTCTCAATACACCTTTCGGTTCTCCAGAGCGAAAATATTTGAAAAGATGGAATTGAGTTGATTTCAGATAAAATCTCTATATTATAGAGTAGAGATGTACAGAAATGCAGTTTACAATAGCCGTAATCAATCATTACGGCTATTTACTTGGGATGAATCCGGGAAACGTATAGATTACGATGTGTCTATATCACCATACCTTTATGTCGAGGATTCGAGAGGTGACAAAACCTCAATTTTCAATACAAAGTTGAGGAAGCGCTCATTCAATAACTCTTACGAACGTAATAAGTTCATACAAGACTCCGGTATCAAGCGAGTGTATGAAAACATGCCTGTAGTTCAGCAATTTCTTGTTGACTCTTACGGTAAGGAGAATGAACTGGATGATTTCGCTAAGTTCGATCTGAAGGTAATGTATATAGACATTGAGACTTACTCGGTTGACTCATTCCCTGATATTGATAACCCTGAGCATACTGTTAACGTAATAACTTGCTACGATACGTTTAGTAAGAAGTTCTATACGTTTGGTCTCAAGCCGTATAACGTGACTCAATCAAATGTAGTTTATACTCATTGCAAAAATGAGCGTGATCTGTTCATTAAGTTCTTAGATCATATGTCTAAAGACTTTCCTGATATTCTTAGCGGGTGGAACAGTGAAGGTTTCGACATTCCTTACATCGTAAATAGATGTGAGAGAATTTTAGGTGAAGAATATGTTGCATCGCTTTCACCATTAAAAAAAGTCTACTACAGAGACATTAAAGGTAAGTTCGGTAAAGCTGCTAAGAGATATTATATTGAAGGCATTGCTTGTATTGACTACTTGGATATTTACAGACGATTCTGTTTTACTCTTAGAGAGTCATACAAGCTAAATGCTATTGCTGAGCTAGAATTAGGTGAGAAGAAGGTTGATTACGGTGATATCGATCTTGCAACTTTAGCAGATACTGACTGGCAGAAGTTCATTGACTATAACATTCAAGACGTTAACCTGTTAGTTAAGCTAGAAGAGAAGCTACAGTATATTTCTCTACTCAGAATGCTTTCTTATGTAGGACTCACAACACTAGAAGGTGCAATGGGTACTCTGTCTGTGATTAACGGTGCTCTAGCAATTAGAGCGCGTAATCGCGGTGAGGTTATATCTACATTCATTAGATCCGGAGCTGATTCAAAGAATCCAGGTGCATATGTATCTGAACCGAAAAAAGGATTTAAAGAAAATATTGTTTCATTTGATGCTAACTCACTGTATCCAAATGTTATGATCGCGCTAAATCTCTCACCTGAAACTAAGGTAGGTAGAATCGTCAATAACAAAGATGGTACAATTGAAGTTCAGCATGTATCTGGTAAAGCGTATGAATTGACTAAAGAAAAGTTTGCACAATTCATACAAAATGAGCGTCTAGCTATTACAAAGGCTGGATTCCTTTTCTCACAGAAAAAGAAAGGTATTATACCTGAATTCCTCGATTACTATTATCAAGAGCGTGTAAAGATACAGAAAGAGCTATTCGAGAGAAGGTTGGAAGAAAAAGGTATTGAAGATGAGCTTGAGGAAATTGAGAAACAGCTTCAAGAGCTTAAGTAGGGGTTTTTAAAAATATAATTTATGACAAAAGAACAATTACTTGCTAGAAAGGCAGAGCTTTTAAAAAAGCAAAGAGATGTAGGTTTTGAGGTTGAAAGGCTTAATACCAAACAAATGGTTATTAAGATTCTCGTGAATAGTTGCTATGGATACATGGGCAACAAACAAGCCCCTATCGGTGATGATGATATTGCATCTTCTGTAACGCTTACAGGTCAAGCTGTTATTAAGCATGCAGGTAAACTACTTCAAGACTATTTAAGAGAGTATCACAATATAACTAATGCTACGGTATTAGATGAGAGTTGGGTTTACAGTGATACGGATAGCTGTTATTTCT